CCAGCGATTGGGCGACCGGGCCGGCGTATTTCAGCGACTCGCCCAAGCCCTCGACGGTGTTGAACGTCGAGTTGGCGGCCTTCGTCAGCACGTCAGCCGCCCTGGCCGCGTCGGTGGCCCCGAGGCCGAACTGCCGCAGCGTGGCGGCCATGATGCCGGCGGAGAGGGCGGCGTCGGTGCCGGTGGCCCGTGCGAGGTCGAGCACCGCCGCCGTCATGTCGTTGATCTCGTCGGGCTTAAAGCCAGCCCGCCCGAGCTCGGTCATGAGGTTGGCGACTTGGATCGCCGTAAACGACGTGGTCGCCCCGAGCTCGCGAGCCTTGTCGTTGAGCTTTTGGAGCTCGGCCCCGCTCGCCTGCGAGACGGCGGCCGTCGCTCGGATCGCGTCGTCGAAGGCGGCAAACTGGCGGACCGCCAGGCCCACGGGGAGGGCGATGCCGGCACCGATGGCAGCCATGCGCGAGCCGAGGGCTCGCATCGACGAACCGATCTTGCCGATCCCCTTTTGCACGTCCGAGAGCGCCTTGAAAAAGCGCTTGGAGTCGGCCCCGATCTCGACGAATACCTGACCGCCCCGGACTTTGCTCATGTGTTCACCGTGTGCCAGTCAGGGCCGAGGAGTTTCTTGATTTCGTCGGGCGTCGCCTGCCGCGGCTTTGCCTTCTTTGCGAACGGGTTGAGTTTTGCCGGGTCTGTGCTTGGGGCGTGCTTTGCTTTGTTGAGGTTGGCTTGTTGTGCGAGCAGATTCGCGGTATGCCACCAATCCATCTCTAGGCGGGCATCGCGGGCGACGATGAGGTTGCGTAGAGTCCACTTTCCTGGGTGGACGCCGAGGATTCCGGCAGCCTCGTAGATGGCGTGCCAGACTGTTCGAGCAGGCTCTCCAGCGTCGCCGCCTCTAGTCCCGCCTCCGCCTTGGCCGTCAGTTCCGCCGCCAGGTCGTCCATGCGACTGGCGAGAAGGCCGACCATCTTGCGGAGGCGCGGGGGGAAAAAATCGACAAGCTCCTCCTCGATCGCCTTTACGCCGGCCTCGATCGCGTCGCCGCGGAGGCCGTCGAGAAAGTCGTCGCGGCTGATCTTCTTGTCTTCGCATTGCTTGCGGCAGATGGCGTAGAGCACCTCGCCGACCTTGCCGTATTGGCTGCGGAGGATCTGGAGCGTGTTCGCAATGTTCGACGTGTCGATGATGTCAAACGGTGCGGCCCGCGTCTGCCGGCTGACCGTGCCGTCGGGTTGCTCCACGTCTTCTGTAACGTCCATGGTGACGAGGCCGCGGACGCGCTCGGCGGCCCCGACCGTAATCGCCACCATCCAGGGCCGCCCCTGGTCATCGCGAAACTCTCGCATTAAGTCCTCAATCCAGCACGGGTGAGACGGGCCTCGACGTTGAACGTCGCGACGCCGTCGATCGGATCAGACTCGGAAATACTTGTGATGACCGCCAAAAACGACCACGATCCGGCGCCGCCCGAGACGGTGATCGGCGTGCCGGCCGTCACGAGCGAGTAGGCGCCGGTGAGGTCGGCGGTGTCGTTGAACTCGACGGACACAGTGGCCTCGACGCCTACGGGATAGACGGCAGCCTCGCGGCTGCCGTACTCCTCCACGTCGATCGTGCGAACGCTATAGGAAAGGCTGACGTTCCGGGCGCTGGCAATGTTGCCACCGATCGAAATCGAGCAATCCTTTCCAAGCGTGATCGCCACAGGATCAGCCCTCCCGAGCGGTTACGGTGAACGTCACCGCCCCGTCGATCGAGATGTTTTCCGCGACGCTCATCACGATGAAACTACTTGTGGCCGTGTTTGTTTCGAGCGCCGAGATCAGCCCAGTCGCATCGTGGCACTCGATCTCCCACGTCTTCGACGTGAAACCGGGCTTGCTCGCGCGGTAGCCAGGGTTTCCAGTGCTGCCGCCCTTGTTGGTGCGGTTCGTCACGTCGATGATTTCGCATTCCTCGGTATAGGTCGCCGAGATGATGTCGGTTCCAAACGGAGGCGCGGTTGCCGCGTCTTTGCCGAGCGTAATCGCCATGGATGGGGTTTCCTCGTGGTTAGGTTTGGGTGTCGGACCGCGAGCCGCTCACGGTGAACGTGGTGATCCCGTCGATCGGCTCAGA